GGAGACGAAGACTTTGGCAATTATTTACGTCTGGACCTCAACCTTTAAAAATAAAAGGAACTACTATGGGTAGTAAATTAGAATGGAATTTAGGTGGTTTAGTTCTTAGAAAAAGATTTAAAAAAGGAGATGCAGTAGAAGCTGCTGCTATGGAAGATATAAATTTAAACAAACAGGAAGATATGAATATAAAAGATTTAGCAAATGTAGCTGCTGCAGCAACAATAGCTACAACAGGAGTGAATGCAGATATAAATAAAGCTGCAGAAAATAATATACTCCCTCCTTCTATAGTAGAAGAACAAATATTACCTGAAGAAAAACCTCTTTATGCTGAAGGAGCTTTTGTAGATTATATAGAACAAGTTGAAAATCCTAATCTTAAATATGGAATGATACATAAATCTGCAGAAGGTGGTAATGATACAATAGCGTTTGGGCATAAACTTACAGATAAAGAAATAAAAGATAATAAAGTTTATGGTTATAATCTTAATGAATTAACAGAGAAAAATGCAAAACATATACTACTATTAGATTTGCAAAAAGCAGATGAACAACTACAAGAAGATTATGGAGAAAAATATAATAAGTTAGATAAGAAAAGAAAACAAATGCTTATTGATTTTCAATATAATATGGGTAGTGGTGGAGTAAAGAAATTTAAAAATTTTAAAGAAGGTCTTTTTTCTAATGATATAAACAAAATGAAAGAAGAATATGAAAGAGGATTTACCAATGAAGAAGGTGAGTTTAAAAAATTAACCAATAGGAATAAAGAATTTTTTAATTACTTTTTCTCTGAAAGAAAAAAATTAAGAGTTGGTGGAGACCCTTCAGTTAGATATAGTGATATTGCTAAATTAGATTTAGATAAATCAACTGATGAGTCAGCGATAAGTCAGGTTCCTAATGAGATAGATAAAATGATTGACCAAAAAGAAGCTCAAAAAATGATGACTGATGATTCAAGTATGCACGATAAACTTGATAAAGATATTCAAAAATTAAAAGAATTAAAAAATAAACAATTAGTTGCTGTTTAATTGTTGACAACTAACAGATTTCTTACTATAATATAGTATGAAAGAGTAATGTCCATTGTGGAGTTACTCAATTTAAATCGCTTAATGAAAGGATTAACATGACAACATACGATTTAATAAACTTTGACCCATTTAAGAACTTCTCTATCGGTTTTGATAGAATGTTTGATTCATTGAATGAGGTCTCTAAGATAAATACTTCAAACTTTCCACCATATAACATTAGAAAGATAAAGGATGGGAAGTATCAGGTAGAGATGGCATTAGCTGGGTTCTCTAAATCTGATATCAAGTGTGAGTTGCAAGATGGGATACTTACAGTTGAAGCGAAGAAAGAAAAAGAAAGTGATAACTTGATTCATCAAGGGATTGCTTCAAGAAGTGTTCTAAGGAAGTTTACTCTTTCGGAATATATGATGGTAGAAGATGCTGATTTTAAAGATGGAATGCTTAAAATCAAACTCTATCAAGATTTACCTGAAGAGAAAAAACCGAGAACAATAAAGATTAAATAAATCTTTACTGTCATGGTGGTACCAGTAGGACTCATGCGAGTGAAACTGCTCTGCCACCATTAAAAAATTATGATACCATACAATATATTATTTAAACTTGGTTCTAAAGCTGTCGGTTCTTTTATGAATAGACGGAAAGAAAAATCAGACAGGGCACACGCTATAGCCCTTCAAGAAATGTCTACTGGAAATGAACGAGCTAAAAGAAATGGTTCTTTATTTTTAGATTTAATATTAGGAGCATTTATATTAGCACCATTAGGCATTCTTGCTTATGGTTCTTATTTGGGTGATGCATTAATATTAGAGAGAACTGAATTTTATTTCAACAGACTGAAAGAAATTCCTGAAGTCTACCTTTACTTAGTGTTTATAGTAGTAGGTGGAAACTATGGAATCTCTGTTACAAGTTTAATAAAAAATAGAAAAAAATAGTGATAACAATAGCCTATGCATTATTAATGCTAGTCTTTATAAGTTTAGTTATTGGAATGGCTATTTGGTTTATTAAAGATTATTTTAAAAAATGAAAATATCCGACAAGACTGCTATAAGTATGCCTATGAGAAATCTTATAGGGATTGTAACAGCAGTTTCTGTAGGGGTGTGGGCATTCTTTGGGATTCAAGAGACCCTTAATAAACATAGCACAACTTTAGAGTTAATGTCTAAAGATTTAGAAGCTAATAGTGAATTCAGAATTAAATATCCTAGGGGAGAGTTAGGACAATCTTCAGGAGAAGCAGAACTTTTCATGCTTGTGGAACACATGAGTTCTCTTTTAGAAGATTTAAATAAAGAAATTAAAGGCATGAGAAATAATAAAGTGAACATAGATTTTTTAAAAGAAAGAGTTAAAAAATTAAGTGAAGATGTGGAAAAATTAATTAGAAATGGTAATGGGGTAAGTCAATGATGGATAAAATTATGACACTCCTTGTCGGATTACTTATTGCCCTAGGTGGTTGGAGTCTTTCAAGAACTTTTGAATTGTCTACAGTACAAGCAGTACAAGAAGATAAAGTAAATAGATTAGAAAGGCACGTTGATAAATTACAAAACCATATAGAAACTATGATGAAGAGTGATGAAGATATTATTAGACAACATAAAAAATTATTTGAAGTATTAGAAAAGGATGATGCACCCACAGGGTATTCATATAACTAATGATAGAAACAGTTGTAGCTTTACTACTTATATTAAATGGAAATGTTATTGAACATACATTTAAAGATAATTTAAGCTCATGCTTAAAGTCCAAGAGGATTGCTCAGAGAGAAGTAAATCCTGAGTCTGTAATTTTTAGCTGTAAAATTGTTGAAGCTAAAACTGAAATATATATGGGTGGAAAAAAGATACTTAAAATAATAAAGACAAAATAAGGAAGGAGAAACAATGGCTAAAAAGAAAAAGAAAAAAGGCAAAAAGAAAAATAAAAAAAATAAAAAGAAAAAGAAATAACTAAATGATGGAGAGCATATTTATAATTATAGTCGTATGTTTTATAATATATGTTGTCCATGATTTAAAAAGAAAATGATTAACGATAAATTAATAACAGTACTACTCGCTATATTATTAGCACTCGGAGGATGGAATCTCCAGCGAACTTTTACTCTGTCGCAAGACATGGTTCTAATTAAAGAAAAGGTTGGAAATATAGAGCATGAATTACAACACTTTAAGAAACTTCAGAAGAAGAAGAATCGAAAGAAGAATAAGGAAAAGACAGGCTAGATGGATGCGTTATTTTACTACGCTTCTGTTCGTCTGTCTATTTTTATTAGGGTGGTGTGCTCAAGCTCAAGGTAAGAATGAATATCTTGGAGACAATTGGCGTAATTGTGATTCAGGAACCTTTGAACCTTATGTAGAAAAGAGTGAACGAGATGTTGATTATTTTGATAATGACAGCTCCCATGATGATGATGAATTAAGATATGGATTTAGATTTAGATTCAAACTTGGAAATACCTGCGATAAAGAATTCAAAAAAAAGCAAGAAGAACGATACGAACTACACCAACAAATAGAACTTCTTAAAATCTGTAGAAAATATAAGACTGCAGAGATGGGTCCTGAGTTAGAACTCGTTGCTAAAAAATGTAGAGATATTAAGTATAAGAAAATAGAAAAGAATAGACCTGACCAAGATAATCTATTTGATGAGATACTAAAGATAGAAAAGAAAAAACAAATGGAATTAAAAGATAGTGGAGAAAAGTAAATTTAATATTTTTGTAATTATTCCAGTAGTTATTTCTCTTGTAGCTGCAACCTTTGGGTCTGTTAAATATATTCTTAATTTAACTGATACTATTAATAAAAATGAAACAGCAGTTCTTATATTAAACAAAGACATTAATCAAATCTTTGATAAGTATGCACAAGACAAAGAAGAATTTACAAGAGAAATGTTTGAGGTTAATGCTAGAGTAACTGAAGGTACTGCTTACTATAGAGCATTAGAAGAAATTTTAAGAAAGACAACTGACTCTGTTAGAGAACAACAATATGATATTAAAGATTTACAACGTGAAGTCTTAGGAGATTAGTGAAAAAGCATTATGCTTTCTTTCTTAAAAAAAGAAGATGGTATAGTAGAACAAAAAAAAGAACAAAATCTGTTGATGAATATGACTGGAACACACCTAGAAAAGAAAAAAAGAAATGATAAAGTACTTGTTGGTAATAAAGATATGCTATGCAGTTGCACAATTCTGTGGACCAGGATTAGAAAGTAATAATCTTTATGATAGTTTTCGTGATTGTGCTTTAGACGGATATACAAAATCACATGAGATTATATTATCTATGCCTCCAACTCAAGTAGAATCAACACAAACAATTATAAAATTTTATTGT